ATCTTGCCCTGCAACCAATTTGGTAAGTCGTTAATCGAATGGTAACAGTTATTTAATTCCTTGTCAACACATTCTATACCTATACATATCGTAGTTATGTATTTCCTATCTTTTGGTATCTGTACACGATATACACTATCGCTAGATAACATGTCATTGTGTAATGTAGAAACAACCTGCTTCATCACGATACCCCACATCATCTACATACTCGCCAGATTTTACCATAGAAAGTACAGATATCTTTCCCATTATTTCTTCTGGTACATCACTTTCTGTATATGTAACCAAAGAGCCTTCTTTTATACACGCATGAACATCTTTGTTTACGTTGTGCATAGGAATGACATCAAATAACTGTATATCATCTTCTTTGTATATACGTACATAGAACATGTTTAGGGTCTTTTGTTGTCTGGCATTGTTTTCGTCATGAGCCTTAATCCAATTAGAAATTCTGTCACCAAACTCTTTGTTGATAAAAGCATAGTCTGTAGAAATCATATTCCTAAACTCTACAAGTAACGCACCATGATCCTCAGTAAGATTAGCAAGTAACCCTCTTTGTTTCTGGTGCATATCATTACCAATATCTTGGAAATGCCTTCTGGCTTTGAACCCATTGTATTTAGCACAAGCATCTGATGAAGGTGGTCGTAAGTATTTCAAAGCATTCTTTACTGACTTGTCCATGTGTATAGACCTAGCCATGTAATGTTGCTCCGAGTATACATCATACTTGAGATTACTTATTGTAAAAGCAGAAACCATATACTCGCTGTCAGTTGGTGTAACTGTAGTGCAAAAATCTCCGTAGCCTAATTGACCTACAGAGTATGGGTAGTCATCACGAAAAATCCACATCTTTTTACCTCGGTTAGAAGATTGATTATCAAACTGAAACGAGTATATAGGCATTGCTTTAGCTAGGGCTTGAGCAAACAGTAAACTCCTTGCCACATTATCATGTCCATGCTGACCCTCGTCTGGAAACATGTCACCTAGCTTTTCCTTTGCAGGTTCAAGAACTCTACTGTCCTCATACTTTTTGAGGAAGTCAGAAGTGAATATGGGATTGCCCTCATCATGTGACTTGTGTATTTCCTCTACTGATTTCTTTTTGTAGTTACTATCTAAAAATCTATCGTATACATCTTTACTCATTGTTGTTCTCCTTGTAATTCTGTTAGTGCGTCACTAACTGGTTTAAGATTTCTAAAATCATTTTCTATTGTAGTCTGTACGAAAGCACTGTCATTCTGGTAGTCCTCAAGAAACTCACCAGAATCACAATCTGATTTCTCTTCTCTTACTTCTATGTCACCATCTTCTTCGCCAATACGTATAAACTTGTAAGCATATGGTATACCTCTTTCTTCGTTGAAAGATTTACATAGATCAAGCATTGAGTTGATACACTTTACATCTGAATAATCACTAGCCGAAAGAGTTTGCTCATACCACTTCCATTGTTCGCCAACAAAGACAAGAGTATATACATCTCTCTTACCATCTTTAGATGGTATTCTTTCTTGACTAAGACTAAGAAATTTTGTCAAGTCATACTCGGAACATCTTTTGTCTAGTGTGAATGCAGTAAGCACCTCCAAGGCATGACTTTTATGCGTGAAAGAATGTGCTATAACTAAGTCGCTACGATAACCCATTACTCACTCCTTCCAAAGCCATTAAGCATTTGCTTGCCATCTTTTTCATACACTCCTGCATCACTGTGAATATACTCAAGGTCAAATATCTTGTTGACCCATCTGTTCCATTGGTTACGTATGACACTTGGTAACTTGTTATCATCTACTTGAGTATCGCCAGACTTCACTGCTCGTAGTTCGCTATCGTATATAAATAGTTCTAGTAGTGTGATACGACTTGGGTGATCTTCAACAGTAAGTATATGGGTAAAGAATTTTCTCTTGTTGTTCCAATCAAACCAAGTATTGTCATCATCTCTACCCTCAAACTTACACCATTCTTTGTGTAGTCCTTCTTTGAGATCTTGATAGTCATGCCAATTCATATGACCAGTTTCGGTCACACGCATATCTATCAAAGGAAACATAGCCAAGATGTACTCGTAAAACTTGTCAGTAAGTGGTTTGATCTCTGCCTTTGCTACCTTGTCAATACGTTTCTTTGGGTGAGTATAAACATAACTCTTACCATCTACACTCCAAGGTCTACTGTCACTATCCTTGTCATAAGGTCGTATGAAAGATATATACTTGTGGTCATCTTCCATTGCCCAACCACTACCAATTTTTTGTTTTGTGTTATTACAATTATATAATACGATAGGGCAGTAATCACTCTTTGGTAAGTAAAACCAATTACGTTTCTTATCCCAATCATTACACTGTTTGGTAAAAGCGATATATTGTAAGCCATTGCCTCCACCTCTGTATGTAAGTGTATCTGGTAACATGTTCTCAAGAAATGTATATCTGCTTGTATGCCCATACTGACCAGAGCCATTACGTATCTTGATACGTTCATACATATTACCATCTCCACCTTTTACTCTCCACCATACAATCGGTGACATAGATATAAGTTCATTTGGTGTAAAACTTCTTCGGTCATCATCTTTACCATAGTACCAAAAGTTATGATTGTCATAAGCACCATCATTAAGAATGTAACAATCATCTGATATCTTGATGATACGTTCCCACTTTCTCTGTCTGACACATATAGGTCTTATGTCATCTTCTTTACTATGGTTTTTACTGACAATAGGTTTGACATCAGCAAACCTCTTTGCCACTTGATCGAATGTATTTAGTTCTTGTTTATACCATCTATAAGCCATTTTATTTCTCCTTTGTTGCTTTTTCTGTATGTAAGTCTGTAGTTGTTTTACAAACTCTTTGGTTTCTGGACTTAGATTTTCAAACTCATCACTTTGTTTCATGTTAGTGTCACACTAAAAGAAGTTACAGTTCATGAGATTCAATGTGGACACACTTACCCACATCTGGCACATCATCATTGTCAATGATGCACCACAATAAAGGACAAGTCCATTGCCCCCATGATCCACCAAGATACCCGTCCGTTAGCACAATACATGCTTGTGGTGATACGTTATTCTTGGCGAGATGTTCTGGTACGCACTCAATCATAGTGCCACCACCACCCTCTGGTTTGGTAGAGTTGACAAGTTTTTCTACTTGATCTTGCTCGTATATTTCTTCGGCACATATCTCAGTGTCCCAATAAAGCATACGCACCTTATCTGGTTTTACTGTGTCGCATATACCTTTCACCTCAGAAAGAAATGCTTGTAGTTCTGGACTACCAATACTACCAGACGTATCAATAGCAATGACAAGTTCACCAACCTTTTCAGATATACCACTTGGCATATATACACCTTGACCAATATATCTACGATTAGGTCTGTTCCAAGTAGAGTAGTCCTTACCCTTACAAGTTGTAGTGAGAAACTCTCGTAATACTTGTTTCCAATCTACCTTTGGTTTGAGCAATTCATCAAAGTCACGATCACCACCACTGCCAGTCTTACCTGCCACCATTGCACCTTGACGTATTGCCTCGTCAATATCCTTGGCAAGGTCTTTCTTTTCTTGAGCAGACATACCTTGTGCGTTCTCGTGGTCATGAACATCAAAGCCTTGTGGTGAGCCGTTACCTTGTGCAGACCCACCTCGGCCTGGTGTACCACCTTGTGGTTTAGGCATACCATTCTTTTTCATGTCATGATACACCCTTGCAGTATCCCAACCCTCATACTTTATGTCATAGCAACCAATCTCTAATGCTCCAGACATAGTAGCAAACTTGTCATCTTTGTTGTCTGTAACAAGTTTAGTATTGATAACCATATCCATAGCCACATTTGCTAGTTGTTGATTTTCTTTGACAAGATGTTTCCATGTGTCGAGATGCCGATATAGTTTGTGGTAGTTCTCATGTAATACTAGAAACCTAAGTTCTGCGTCATTGAGTTGTTCCACAAACTCCCTACCATACATCTCATTCTTACCATCAGTACAAGCAGTAGGTATGTCATCTACGATTGATCGGTTGCCAATCATAAGTATACCAGCTAGTGCCACATACTTTGGTGATCCCATGATATCAACAACGGCTTTACTCAACCGTTGTTCTGGGGTAAGTTGTTTTCCTATCTGTAACATGTCACCTCCTACTTCTTATCTGCTACAAACATGTAGTTGTTGTCCATTGCCCACTTAGTAAACTTGGCATTAGTCATAACCATTGCCCTCTTTGCATACTTCTCTGATCGTACACCGTTGGCAAATAAACCTTGTGCTTCTTTGTCAAGACGTAACATGTAGTCAAGCCAAGCATTGATCCAATCCTTTTCAAGATTAGCAAGTGTACGATATACCACCATACATATAGCACTTGCAGTTGTAGGCACTTTGGCATTTTTGGGATCTTTCTTGATACTTTCAAGACTAGGTAAATCATCTGCAAGTCTGACAAAAGCCATCAAGTCCATTGCTCCCCGTTCACCGATAGTACCCATGAGTAAACCCGTTAGTGTGTGATCGTCAAACTGATCTCGTACCTTCAACCAATCGCTTGCACACTCTAATGATCTAGGTGTAACAAAAGATGTTTGTGTAGATTGTGGGTGGAATATGTATGGGTTATCTTCAACCTTTTTCACATCTTCAAAGGTCTGTAGCAAGTGTGGATTATCCTTGACCCAACCAAGTATGGTACTATCCCACTTATTGTTGATACCATATTCAATAAGTTCCATGTGATCTGGTTTACGTACCTTGACTACAGTAATACGATTACGACCATGTGGTGGTATGATATCACCAACTCCCTCTGCTCCAAGATTAGTAGTCGCAAACAATACACTATCTGGGTGCATAGTATACGAGCCAATCTTTCTTTCATAAATCAATCGTAATAAACCATTGAATACGGCAGGGTTAGACTTACCGATTTCATCAATCATCAATGCAATCTTTTTATTGGCTAGATGTAAACCAAGTTCTTCATTGGTCGCAAATGTAACATAGTCGTTACCATCTACGTCTTTGAGTTTAGGTATCAACAAGTCACCAAGGTCTTTGGTGGTACAATCAAAGTAACAAGCCTTGTGATCTGGTAACTTGTTATCAAGCATTGTAAGAGTTGCTGATTTACCTGTACCCATGTGTCCTTGCATGAGTATAGTTCTTTTACTACCACCTGCAATTATTGCTGAAGTGCATTGGTCAAGTGATAGTTCGTACATATTTATTGCTGAATTTGTCATTATATTGTTCTCCAAATTATTGTTAGTGTTTCACTAACGGTTTCAATTATATATCAAGACTAGGTAAAGACTTGATCGCTTCATCTACGGCTTTCTTAGTGTCAAGTCGTAAGATATCGTCATCACGTAAAGCATCTGGTGTTACACCTCGCAATGCTTTACTAAGTTTGACTTTCATAGTTTTCATCTTTGGGTCATTAGTAAGATTGAACCCATCAAGTAAATCTACTAGGTCAGACACATTCGTAACAAGAGTGTCACGAAATACTTTTTTATCTTCGTCACCTGAATAGTCTAGTCGTTCAGACATGCGTGATAACACGTCATGTAGTCTGTGCCATGCGTCATTCATGGCTCTACCTATCTGTTCAGTATAGAAAGATGAATATTGTTCTTGTACTTCTTTCAAACCCTCGTTGCCTATATCAACACGAAAGTCACCACTTTCTGGCAATGGAATATAATTCATTCTCCATCTGAATTTAGACATGATAACTTCGAGTGATGGATAGTTGTCGGATTGAAACAAGTCACCAAGTGTGGTTTTTGCTTGCTGAATTGATTGATCGTATACTGCATAGAAATCGTCACACAGTTTATCAAACTGATCTTTGAGTTCAGTAATTTGTGTATTGTATTTGAAATATGTTGAAGTGGGTACAAGACGTATACCACTATCTGACCAAGGCAAGGTCATACTTCGGTGTATGTTGTAACTGTTTCCAACATGTTTATGTATTGCGATAAGTTGTGGACAATCACCAAGTAACTTCTTGTGTACGTTAGCCATGCCAACATGTGCCTTGTTTGCGTTCTCTACGTACTCGCTTGCTGACTTGTCAAACTTACGACCAGTCCACTTAGAGATTAGTATTTCTACTAACATAGCACTAGAGCCTATTGTCGGTGCGTTAACATCTGTTAGTGTAACACTAACGTCTTTGGTTGTATTTTTCTGTGTCATGACATGTTCTCCTCTGTTGTATGACTATTAATATTACTAATACTTACACTATATCATATTTTGTAGGAAATGTCAAGAAATGTTAAAAGGGCTGTCAAAGTATCGTAAAGTGTCATAACGAGTAATGTTACATTCTGTTTTATAATGTTACGTTAATTTTTCGTGTAAGTTATTGAAATAACTATAATGTTACAATGTTACGTATTTTGTAGAATATACATGGATATTTTTGGTTACAGTAAAAAGTAACAAAGCAAAATGCCAGACAGAATAATCGGATAGTAAAAAAATAAAAAAGTAACATTATAAAAAAAGATAGATATAGGTCAAAATCTTGCTTACTTTACACTACGACAAAACGTCATACGACAGTTTACAATAGTTTAGATATTGTTACATTTCGCCAGAATAAAATGTAACATTGTAAAAAAAAATGTAACATTAGAAACATTGCACTATCTGAACGGCTAACTGCTACACTTAGAACTGGTATCAAACATGTTAGTGTAGCACTAACGGATTTAAACTCTACTTTTAATCCGTCTGACATATGTTAGTACAATACACTGTAACACGTCAACACGAAGAATATTATCTGTCAGCAGCAGCAGCCCATTGATGTTAGTCCACCTACTAACATGTTTACACGCACTATCTAAAACACAATGCTACACATAGAACTGGTATCAAAAAAATTTGGACAAAAAAAAGGGCGACCCAAACGGATCGCCCAGAATGTTAGTGTGGCACTAACTAGTTTTTCTTTTATCTTCTAATTCTAATGCTACACTTGAATTATCAAACATGTCGATTGATTTTCTAACTTTATTAATAGCATCTGAAAGCGTGTCAAAATCAAATGGAAGTGTATCTTCCCGTTGGCATCTATCAACAATAGTCTGGCATGACTCATTAATAAATGTGACAATATCTTTTTTCTTATTAGTACCATTGCCACCATTACTTTCACGCTTAGTTAGTGCTTTATAAATATCATTCATTTTAGCACCAATTTGCTGTTGCCAATATCTTTTATCACTCTTTTCAATATCGGATAATTCTTTAGTATCAGAATTTAATAGACGTTGAATGTATGCAGAAAATCCCAAAGGAATAGCAGATTTTCTTTCGTTATACATTTCTTCAGAAATGGCAGATGCTTTTTTATAATTGCAAGCCTTTTCACCATTATCAACTAACGTATCAATAATAGATACAATCTTCTTATCTTTAGCTATTGATACTGAAACGAATGATTTGATATTTTCTTTTAAATTAAATTTAGTCATAATATTAATCTCCAATTAAATGTTAGTGTCACACTAACATGGTTAAGTTTGTAACAAACACTCATTGCCTGAAACATAAGAATAATATACCATAACATGTTATATTATGCAAGGAATAGACACTCTACGATATAACACGATAGGCTACACCATACCCCACCCCATACCCCCACTTGTTACATTATGCACACGGCTACATATATATTACTAATTTACTCAAATATTTTACGTTTCCATGAGTTTGGTACACCCCCTCTCACAGGAAGACCCCCCTATAGGAGTCCCAAACTACTTTACAAAAAAATTTTTTTCGCTATATACTGATTTGTGTGGCTTCATAAAATACAAATAGATTCGTGTTTAATCCATCCGAAGTCACACACCAACGGTTAACAACCTGCATATGATATGACACTGACTTTAGAACCTGAAACAGGAATACCCTTAGAAGATAATCCTTTACCTGTTGATCTTAAGGATAGGGTAGAAGCAGCAGCGAATACAGCCAAAGATTTAGAAAAGCACGGTTTAAATTTAAAGCCAAACAAGGAAGATAAAGATGTTACAGCTAGAATATCTACGGTTTATTCTGGAGATCCCGAAGGAACGTCAAAAAAAGTAACTAGTAAGAAGTTATCTACCGTTACGCCTGCATCTATAGTGTTAACTAATGGTATATTACAGGAGTTTGGGCGTTCTGTAGTAGAGAGCTCCAAACAAATTAGGCATTTAGTTACTAATAAACTGCTTTTGGAGAGTGAGAATCCTGATCCAAGGGTAAGAATACGTGCATTAGAACTATTAGGTAAGATATCTGACGTAGGATTGTTTGCAGAAAAGTCAGAAGTTACTGTAACACACCAGTCTACAGACGATTTACGTGAAAAATTACGTTCAAAACTAACAAAATTGGTAAATCCAGAAGAAGAAATAGAAGATGCGGTGTTGATTCAGGGTGAATCTATAGATGTTAGCGAAGAATTGGGTCTAAAGGACGAAAATGACAGCAGTTGAGCAAGAATTTAACTTTTCTGAAGCTGAAATACAGCAAATGTTGTCTAATTTGGATAGTTTTAGCTCTGAAGAAGTAGAAGAGATAGACAAATTAGTAGATGAACTGGCAAATCGCAAGCATAACCAGCGAGCATACAATGATTTGATAGAATTTTGTAAACACATGCAGAAAGATTATAAAGTTGGTAGGCATCATAGACTTTTAGCTAACATGTTAATGGATATTGAGCTAGGAAAGAAGGATAGGATATGTGTAAACATACCTCCTAGACATGGTAAATCACAATTAGTATCAATAATGTTTCCAGCTTGGTTTCTTGGGCGTAATCCCAACAAGAAAGTTATGATGGTATCACATACGACTGATTTAGCGGTAGACTTTGGTAGGAAAGTACGTAATCTTATCAATACAGAAGAGTATAGACGTATATTTCCTACTGTAGAGTTAGCGATTGACTCTAAATCTGCAGGAAGATGGAATACAAATTCAGGAGGAGAATACTATGCTTGTGGAATTGGATCTTCTATTGCAGGTCGTGGTGCTGACTTGTTGCTTGTTGATGATCCTCATTCTGAGCAAGATGTAATTAACGGCAACTTTGAAGTATTTGAAAAAGCATATGACTGGTTTACCTTTGGTGCTAGAACACGTCTTATGCCTGGTGGGCGTGTAGCTATCATACAAACACGTTGGCATATGGATGATCTAACGGGTCGTGTAACAAAAGACATGACAAACAACGATATGTCAGATCAATATGAAATAGTAGAATTTCCTGCAATATTGAAAGTTCCAGATAAAGAAACAGATAAGGAAATAGAAAAACCATTATGGCCAGCATTTTTTGATTTAGAAGCACTTTATCGTACAAAAGCTTCTATGCCTGTGTTTCAGTGGAATGCACAGTATCAACAAGAACCTACAGCTGAAGAAGCTTCAATCATCAAACGAGAATGGTGGCAGAAGTGGAAGGCGGAGGAACCACCTGTATGTGAATACATCATAATGTCTTTAGACGCAGCTGCTGAAACTCACAACAGAGCAGACTATACAGCCCTTACAACGTGGGGTGTGTTTATGAATGAAGAAGCAGGTGAGCATCACATCATACTTTTAAATAGTATAAAAGATCGTTTCGAGTTTCCAGAACTAAAAAATCTTGCAATGGAGGAATATAAGGATTGGGAACCTGATTCGTTTATCGTAGAAAAAAAGAGTGCAGGTACTGCATTATATCAAGAGATGAGAAGAATGGGTTTACCTATACAGGAGTACACCCCCCATAGAGGATCAGGAGATAAGTTAGCACGTTTAAATTCTGTTACAGATATCGTATCATCTGGTTTAGTATGGGTTCCAGAAACAAGATGGGCAGAAGAGTTGATAGAAGAGGTTGCAGGATTTCCATTTATGAGTCATGATGACCTTGTAGACTCTATGGTGATGGCACTCATGAGGTATAGACAAGGAGGGTTTATTAGGCTACCAACTGATGAACCTGACGATGAGAAGTTTTATAGAAGAAAGAAGGGTGGGTTTTACTAATGACACAACCAAGTATAGATGAACTTATTAGGGGAATTGTTTCTGCAGCACATAGAAAAGAACTAAATGATTATGAATTAAAGTTGATAGATGGTGGTACATTCGGTGATGAGCTAGAATCATTGATGCGAGATAAAATATATCAATTACGAAACGAATATGATAAGTATTATAGTGGTGGCATAATAGATATAATAGGAACATAGTATGATAGAAAAAGGAATAAACCCTGCACCAACAGGCGAAATGGCAGAAGGTTCTGGACTTGAGGTGGAAATAGTCAATCCTGAAATGGTAACTCTAGATGACGGTAGTGTAGAAATTACTATTATACCTGACGCAAAATCTCCAGTTGACACATTCGATGGGAATGTAGCAGATATTATGGAAGAGAAAGACTTGAATATCTTAGCTTCCGATATTGTCGAAATGGTAGATTCTGACGTGGATAGTCGAAAAGACTGGGCAGACACTTATGTAAGGGGGTTGGACGTTCTGGGCTTCAAATATGAAGAACGTACCGAACCTTGGGAGGGTGCGTGTGGAGTCTACTCAACTGTACTAGCTGAAGCAGCAATACGCTTCCAAGCTGAAACAATGAGTGAGACTTTTCCTGCAGCAGGGCCTGTCAAGACAAAAATCCTTGGTGAAGAAACAAAGGAGAAAGAAGAAGCAGCTACCCGTGTAAAAGCTGATATGAATTATCAGTTAACTGAAAATATGATGGAATACAGACCAGAACATGAAAGACTATTGTATAGTTTAGGTTTAGCAGGTTCTGCGTTTAAGAAAGTATACTATGATCCTAATTTAGGTAGACAGTGTGCTGTGTATATACCTGCTGAAGATGTGATTGTACCATATGGTGCTTCTAACATAGAAACAGCAGAACGTGTAACTCACGTTATGCGAAAGAGTAAAAATGATCTAAAGAAGTTACAAGCGAATGGTTTTTATCGTGATATAGATTTAGGTGAACCAAAACCATACCACACAGATATTGAAGAGAAAAAAGCTGAAGAAGGAGGTTATTCTCTTACAGATGATGACAGGCATACTTTATACGAGGTACATGCTGACCTTGTTATAGAAGGTATAGACACTGAAGATGATCTAGCAAAACCATATGTTATTACAATAGAACGTGGTTCTAACGAAATATTATCCATAAGAAGAAACTGGAACCCACTAGATAAGCTACGATTAAAGCGTCAGCATTTTGTACACTACGTCTATGTGCCAGGATTTGGCTTCTACGGCCTTGGTTTAATTCACATCATAGGGGGGTACGCTCGTGCAGGAACTTCAATCATTCGCCAACTTGTTGATGCTGGCACTTTGTCTAATCTTCCAGGGGGTCTTAAATCTCGTGGATTACGTATTAAAGGAGATGATACGCCTATTGAACCAGGTGAATGGAAAGACGTAGACGTACCTTCTGGTAGTATACGTGACAACATTATGGCTCTACCATATAAAGAGCCTAGCCAAACACTTCTAGCTTTGCTTGATAACATTACGAAAGAAGGTAGAAGATTAGGAGCTATTAGTGATATGAACATATCTGATATGTCAGCTAACGCTCCTGTTGGAACAACTTTAGCTATTTTAGAAAGAACACTAAAACCAATGGCAGCTGTACAGGCTCGTGTACATTATGCCATGAAGCAAGAGTTTAAGCTTCTTAAAGTATTAATGGCAGAATATGCACCTACTAATTATTCTTACATTCCTCACAGAGGAGAAGTTGGAGCTAGGCAATCTGATTTCATGATGATAGATGTCATTCCTGTATCTGATCCAAACAGTTCTACAATGGCACAAAGGGTTGTACAGTATCAGGCAGTATTACAAATGGCACAAAATGCCCCACAGATATACGACTTACCACAACTACATAGACAGATGATAGAAGTCTTAGGAGTAAAGAACGCTGATAAGCTCGTACCAACATCTGATGATGCTAAACCTGTTGATCCAGTAAGTGAAAATATGAACGCTCTAGTTGGAAAACCAATGAAAGCCTTCCTATATCAAGAACATGATGCACATATCGCAGCACACATATCGTTCTTACAGGATCCATCAGTGGCACAGTTAATAGCACAGAACCCACAAGCAAAAAGAATATCAGCAGCAATACAAGCACACATAGCTGAACATCTTGGGTTTAAGTATCGTAAAGATCTTGAGTCTGAGCTTGGAGCTCCTCTACCAGCACCTAACGAAGAGATGTCAGAGGATATGGAAGTTAACTTGTCAAGGCTTGTAGCTAGAGCTGGAGCTCAATTACAACAGAAGAACGCAAAAGAAGCTGCAGCTAGAAAAGCTGCGGAGAAAGCTAAAGATCCAGTAATGCAACTACAACAGGCTGAAATGAAGATAAAGTCTGCCGAAGTACAAAGAAAAGCAGCAAAGGATCAAGCTGAAGTTCAAATAGATAAAGAGAAGTTAGAACTAGAAAAAACTAAGGTGAAACTTAATGCACAGGAAAAAGGTGTTAAGTTACAGGTAGACAAACGTAAAGAAGAAAATAAAAATGAAATGGAAATATTTAAAACAGTGGAGAACAATAAGAGGAAACAATAATGGCAAAAACCGTCTTTGACGTGCTTAAAGAAAAAATAGAGAACGACAAACAAACTACAATAGAGTTTCTTGCAAATGCTGGTGCAAAAGATTTTTCCCAGTACAAGGAAATGACTGGTCTTATTCGGGGTCTAGAGATCGGTTTATCACACATAGAAGACCTCTTGCGAAACATGGAAGGTGACGATGACTGAAATTAAAGTAACAGAAGAGAACTCAAAATCTGCAAAAATATATACTTACGACCCACAAATGGCTGATGATGAGCTAGATGTGCAATTACCTAAACCTGTAGGGTATAGGTTGTTGGTAGCCATGCCAGAAGTAGAAAAAACTTTTGATGGCACAAATGTACTAAAAACAGACTCTGCTATTCATAACGAACACATTATGTCTATCATAGGTGTTGTATTGGATATGGGAGAAGAAGCATACAAAGACAAAGAGCGTTTTACCAGTCCTTGGTGTAAGGTAGGTGATTATGTTATGTTTCGTGCAAATACAGGTACACGTTTTAAAGTAGCTGGAGTAGAGTATCGTTTAATGAATGACGACTCTGTCGAAGCTGTAGTAGCCGACCCTCGTGGCGTTTCGAGAGCAATATAGGAGATAGTTAATGGCAATAGAGAAAGTAGAATATTCTTTCCCCCATGAGAATGAAGAGGATAGTAAGAATATAGAAGTAGAATCTTCTTCTGCTGTTGAAGTAGACCTAGAACCTAAGAAAGAATCTAAGGAAGAAAAGGTAAAAGAAGAAAAAGTTGAAGTCGAGGTTGAAAAACCTAAAGAAAAAGAAGTAGAGATCGAAGTTGTCGATGATACTCCAAAGTCTGACAGAAACAGAAAACCTTCTAAGCCTCCTGAAGATGTTACTGATGAGGAGTTACAAAAATATTCCGAGCAAGTACAGAATCGTATTAAGCACTTCAGTAAGGGTTATCACGATGAAAGAAGAGCAAAAGAAGCTTCTATGCGTGAAAGAACAGAGCTTGAGAAGTATGCTAAAACCTTAGTAGATGAGAATAATAAGCTAAAAGGTGACTTAACTAAAAACCAAGAAGCCCTTTTAAAACAAGCAAAACAAGCTGTTGATGCAGAGCTAACATATGCTAAAGACCAATATAAGAAGGCATATGAAGCTGGTGACTCTGAAGCTGTTTTATCTGCACAAGAAGCCCTTACACAGGCTAAGATAAAACACGATAGACTTGATAATGTTAAAATACCTCCTTTACAGGAAAGAAATTCTGTTGTACAACAGAAAGTAGAGAACGCCCCTTCTGGGCAAGCCATTGATCCAAAAGCCGATGCTTGGGCAAAAAGGAATCCTTGGTTTGGCACAGATGATGAGATGACAAGTCTTGCAATGGGGTTGCATAATAAGTTAGCGAAGCAAGGTACAAACCTGCAGAGCGATGAATACTACGAGGCAATAGATACTCGTATGCGTGAAGTGTTTCCTCATAATTTTGAGGATCCTACTGAAAGTGGAATACCAGAGGTCGAAGAGTCAAAAAAGCAGTCTAATGTGGTTGCACCTGCAACAAGAAGCACAACACCTAAGAAAATTAGGTTATCGCAAACACAAGTTAGAATTGCTAATAAACTTGGAGTACCACTAGAACTATACGCCCAAAAGGTTGCAGAAGAAATGAGGAAATCAAATGGCTGAAAATCGAATAAACCGTGAAGCTACAACACGAGAAAAAGTAGTGCGTAAGAAGGCATGGAATAGACCAGAAGTTTTACCTTCCCCTAATCCAGAGCCAGGTTATGCGTTTCGTTGGGTTCGTGTAGCAACACAAGGACAAGTAGATCCAACCAATGTTTCTTCAAAACTTCGTGAAGGTTGGGAGCCTGTAAAGGCAAGCGATCACCCAGAAATTACCGTTGTATCTGTTGAGAATGAAAAGTTCAAAGATAACGTAGTTCTAGGTGGTTTAATGCTTTGTAAAGCTCCAAAAGAGCTTGTAGAAGAACGTACCGAACACTTTAAACAGCAGACGGACGGACAGATGCAATCTGTTGATAACAACCTTATGAGAGAAAACGACCCTAGAATGCCGTTATTTCATGATCGGAAATCTAAGGTCACATTTGGAAAAGGCAATTAATCTTAAAAGGAGATTAGAACATGGCTTGGCCTACAATTAGCGGCCCATATGGGTTAAAACCAGTCAATAAACTTGGTGGTACGCCTTTTGCTGGAGCTACGAGACATTTTGCTATCGCTTCTGGTTATAATACCAATATCTTTAATGGAGATGTTGTAAAACTATTAAACGATGGTACTATTGCTCGTGACGCTATCACAACGCAAACCACTAACACTATTGGCGTTTTTCTAGGTGTAACTTATACAGACCCTGGAACTTCACAACTTACCTTTAGACAATACTATCCTGCTAATACAGCAGCTACTGATATTAGAGCTTACGTCTGTGACGATCCAACAGCTTTATTTAAAGTAGTTTCTTGTGCAGCTGGTGGTACAACAGTTACAGCCGTTGGTAGAACTGCTATAGGTAATAATATAAAGCTAGTGAATAACGCTGGTTCAACCGTTACTGGTAATTCTAAAGTAGCTATGGATTCTGGAGTTAATACAACTAACACTTTCCCAATGAAAGTTATTGACGTTGTAGAAGATACTGCAAATGCTGCAGGTAACTTCGTAGAGTTCATTGTAACTTGGAACTTTGGTATGCACCAGTACCATAAAGCATTAGGAGTATAGATCATGGCTATAAGTAGAGCACAACTCTTAAAAGAACTCCTCCCTGGCCTAAACGCTCTGTTTGGACTAGAATATGCTAAATATGGTGAGGAACACGCAGAGATTTTTGAAAGTGAAACCTCTGATCGTTCTTTTGAGGAAGAAACCAAGCTTTCAGGCTTTTCAGCTGCACCAGTCAAAGACGAAGGTTCTGCCATCGAATATGACAATGCACAGGAAGCATTTACATCACGCTATAATCACGAAACAGTGGCTATGGGTTTTTCAATCACTGAAGAAGCGATTGAAGATAACTTGTATGATTCTTTATCATCTCGTTATACCAAAGCTCTAGCTCGTGCTATGGCATACACAAAGCAAGTAAAAGCAGCTAATATTCTTAATAATGCTTTTGCTGCAGGTACTACTTATGGAGATGGTAAGTCACTTTGTGCTACCGATCACCCACTTGTATCAGGTGGTACTAACTCAAACGAGCCAGCCGTTGCAGCTGATCTTAACGAAACTTCTTTAGAAGCAGCTGTTATTCAGATCGCAGGTTGGACAGATGAGAGAGGTCTACTAATAGCTGCAAGACCAAGAAAACTAATAATCCCACCAGCACTACAGTTTGTTGCTACAAGATTATTAGAAACAGAAGGTCGTGTAGGTACAGCAGACAATGATCTCAACGCCCTACGTAACAATGGTTCTATTCCAGAGGGTTACAGTATCAATCACTATCTAACTGATACTGATGCGTTTTTTCTCATGACAGACGTACCAAATGGTCTAAAACATTTTACACGTAGTCCAATGGCAACATCTATGGATGCTGACTTTGATACAGGTAATTCAAGATATAAAGCTAGAGAAAGATACTCTTTTGGTGTATCCGATCCGCTAGGTATCTTTGGTTCACCTGGAGCATAAAACTTAGAAATTGGAAGGGGTGGTGAAAATCACCCTTTCTTTTTTATTTTTTCTGTCGTATAGTAAATTATCCCTGACAACTACACAGTGTAGTTGACTTAAACGACAGAGGAGATAAAAATGGGAACAACTACCTTTTCTGGGCCTATTAGGTCTGGTAACATTAAAGAAGGAGCAAATGCTAACGTAGGCTATGCTCTATCTATGCAAGCTCACACTATAGACGTTTCAGGTGGAGCTATCGCACAATCAGACACAGCAATGATTATACCTGCTAACTCATCTATAGTTGATGTTATTATTGATGTAGTAGCTGCTATCGGTGCTAACGCTGCTGTCCTAAGTTTAGGAACATCTGGTGGCAATGATAATACTATTATAGATAGTTTTTCTTGTGCAACAGGTGCTGGTCAAATTGGGCGTAAGTATCCTACAACTGAAGCTGGTGCTACAAGAGGCTGGTCTAATATTGGAACTTCTGATCTTAAAGTAACTGTAAAGACTACAGGAGCTTCAAATGCAGGAACTATTCAAGTAACCATAATTTACGCACAGGCTTATAATACCGCCATACAACCGTAATAGGAGGTAATTATGAGTAATGGAATGGTTTCCACTGGTAGTTCTGATGTAACAGCATCTACAGTAACTACTACTGCTTCTGTAAAGAATGGCCGTACTAGGTTAAAAACGTTTTATCTAAAAACAGCAGGGTCTGGAAGTCCTCAAGTGGTATTGAGAGATGGTTCAACTGGTGCTGTAGTTTTAGATATGACTTTTAATACTGGTGATGATGTTTCTTTAAATTTGCCAGGATCTGGACTTTTATTTAAAACTGAATGTCATGCTACTCTTACAGCGGTAACTTCATTTACAGGTTTTTTTGCATAGGAGATAAGCATGAGCGAAAAAGATAAAAAGAAAGAGTTTAAAAAAGAGGATTTAAAAGATCCTAACAAGCGAGGTGGTAAAAGGCCAAGAATAGAATCTGGCAAACCTGATACTGAGATCACAGGTAAAACCACCTCAGATGCCATGAAAAAAAGGGTAAAGAATCAGACCCAAAAGACTATGGATGCTGCTAATAAAGACTTTGGCGATAGAGGTAAATCTGGTAAAGATGAAATTGCTAGAATCTCAAAAATAACAAAACAAGATGAAAAAAGAGATTTAGATCTTATAAAGCAGTATGGTTCAGATGCTAGAAAAGCAAGGTCATATAGATCATCTAAGTTTGATGGGGATATGCAAACTGCTACAGACAAAGCTAAGACTGGAGCTGGATCACCAAACCCACAGTTCTTCAATAAAGATAAGCTCAAAGGTGGCGGTAAAGTTAAAAAAGGCTACATGATGGGCGGTAAGATGAAGAAAGGCATGGCTAGTGGAGGTAAGTTTCCTGATCTTACGGGTGATGGTAAAACTACTCAAGCCGATATTCTTAAAGGTCGTGGCGTATTCGCTGGTGGTGGCAAAATGAAAAAAGGCTACGCTGGTGGTGGTAAGATGAAGAAAGGCTATGCTAATGGCGGAAAAGCAAAAGCTAAAGTTCGTGGTTCAGGTATAGCTATAAGAGGTGTACGACCCGCTAAAATGAGGTAGTAATGCGAAGGTATTATAAAGAAGGTGGATCTGTTCGTAAAAGAGATAAACAGCCACCAAAGACTAAAAAATACTTTCGGTCTACCAAAAGTGGGGCAGGAATGACTAAAGCTGGGGTCGAGCGTTATAGACGTGAAAACCCTGGCTCTAAGTTAAGTACAGCCGTAACCGAGAAGAAACCTTCAGGTAAACGTGCCTCAAGGAGAAAGTCCTATTGTGCAAGATCAGCAGGACAGATGAAGAAATTTCCAAAAGCAGCAAAAGATCCAAATAGTCGTCTACGTCAAGCGAGAAGAAGATGGAGATGTTAATGGCTATATCTAGAGCTCAAATGGGAAACCAAACAAAGAATACATATTCTAAGCTTTCTCAAAAAAGAAAAAAGAAAGCAGATAAAAAAAGAAAAGAGGGAAAGAATGGCGTATCTTCAAAGTAATGTACCATACTTTAAAGCGTGGGTAAGAAGAGAATATACTTGTAATTTTCAAGATTATCATGGAGATTTTTTACATGCTATGGTTATAGCTGTAACTACAATGCCCTGTAGAAGTTTAAGTTTTCAAGTAATATTTACTGGTTGTGAAACAGATGATTCTGACGATCCAAATGTTCATGGAGGAGCAATGTGGGCGAGATTGCCTATAACTGCATTAGTAGGAGATACTCCTTATGAGGAATGGCCTACAGAATTACCACCTTATATTGCCCAACCTTGGGATTGTTTATCTCATACACATTCTGTTTACGTGTTAGACAGAGCTACTCCATGTCCTTGGTTAGCAAAGGTTGATGGAGAATTTTACCCAGCAAAATATTATTTTACTGTTGATTATACAGATAGTGAAATAGCAGATGATCCTGCACAACATAAACAAAGTCATGTGCTAGAGTTAATGAATGCAGGAGAATACACAGGAAATATAGTGGCTCTACCTAATAACCGTGTAAGGGTAACACACCCTGCTTGGTTTGCTGTAGGTGAAGGAGCCCCTGACTTTAGACCAAGTCAACGTATATTTAATTCTAAAGACGAACCTCAATATGTGTTTGATACTGATAGAGTATTTAATAATTTATATAAGGAGTAATACATGCGTAGATATTATAAAAAAGGAGGTAAGATTTGCCCTAAAGGAAAAGCTTGGGCAAAACGAACTTTTGATACTTATCCCTCTGCATATGCAAATATGGCAGCTTCTAAGTATTGTAAAGATCCTAACTATGCAAAAGGTAGTAAAAAGTAATGGGTGCTTTAAAAGATTGGGTAAATCAAGATTGGGTCAGGATAGGAACTGATGGTAATATCAAGGGTAAGTGTGGTACTTCTAAAGATAAGAAAAACCCTGATAGGTGTTTACCACGTTCTAAAGCCCAGTCCTTATCTAAAGGCGAAAGGGCTTCGACAGCCAAGAAAAAGAAGAGGGCTGGTTCAAAAGGTAAAACTGTGGTATCGAATACGCCAAAGGCAAAAGTAAAATTTGGTGGTGGTGGACTAGCTAGAAAGAGAAGAGATATCGCTAGAGGTTGTGGGGCAGTTATGGAAGATAGAAGAAAAGAAACTTTATATACGTAGGAATTAGAAATGGCTACATCAGGAACAACAGCATTTGATATGGACTTCACAGAGATAGCTGAAGAAGCTTTTGAACGTGCAGGTCGTGAAATGCGTACAGGCTATGATTTAAAAACTGCTCGTAGATCAATGAACTTAATGACTATAGAGTGGCAGAATAGAGGTCTTAATCTGTGGACAATAGACCAACAAACTCAAGCACTCGCAGCTGGAACTTCACAATATACACTAGCAGCTGATACAATAGACTTACTTGATTTTGTAATTAGACAGAATCCTGGCAATACTTCTACGCAGTCTGACCTTAGTATAACTCGTGTGGGTGTAAGTACCTTCGCATCTATACCAAACAAGTTATCACAGGGTAGACCAATACAAGTATGGATAGAGCGTTTACGTGATGCACCTAGAATAAACTTATGGCCTATACCTGATACAGGAGATTATACTTTTGTGTATTGGCGTATGAGAAGAATAGAAGACGCAGGAGCAGGTATTCAGACAGCAGATATGAATTTTAGATTTTTACCATGTCTTGTTGCTGGATTAGCTTACCATATAGCTATGAAAGAACCTGAACTAGCAGGTAGGATACCTATGCTAAAAGACAGTTATGATGAGCAGTATAACTTAGCAGCAGGAGAAGATAGAGAAAAAACTTCAGAAAAGTTTGTACCGAGGGTAAATAGAATATAGGAGAGAAAAATGGAATCAAGTAAAGCATCTAAAATATTTCAGCTAATGGAAGAACTCAATAGACTACGAAGTCCTAAGTTTGACATAGGTTCTGATCCAGATATGGCAAAGCTTAATATGGAAATGCTTAAAAATATGGGGCGAGAAGATAAAGAGGGTAAAAAAGAAGGAGGTAAAGTAAAAGGTAAAAAAGTTCGTGGGTGCGGTATAGCTAGAAAAGGTATAAGAGCAGCAAAAATGAGATGAAGGAAGTAATTTGAAATGAGCAGGTTTGCATCTAGTAAGAGAGCTTTAGGTATATGTGATAACTGTGGCTTTCAGTATAGATTAAATGAACTAAGAGAAACTATAGTTAGGGGAAGACCTACTAATCTTTTATTCTGTCCTGAATGTTGGGGGCCAGACCACCCACAGAATGAGTTAGGAAGATTTAAGGTTGTTGATCCTCAAGCATTACAAAATCCTAGACCTGACTCTGCAGAGCTTAGAGATAGCAGAAACTTTCAGTGGGGTTGGGATCCTGTAGGAGGTGGTAGTGATGACTCTCTTACAAAAAACAACTTAAAAGCTTTAGCTTCTATTGGTTCTGTAACTATAACTATTGCAATAAATCCATCTACTGTTAGTATTAGCGGAGCAGGAATAGAGGCTACAGGCTATGTAAACGGGGTAACTGTTAATAACCCACCAAGTTTTGATAGCTCAACAGTTACATTAGATTCAACAACTGATACATTTGACGAAGGATAAGAAATGGCAAAACAAAGTGTAGGTATAGGTAGCAGTGCAAATGACGGCACAGGAGATACTCTACGGGTAGGTGCTGACAAGATTAATGATAACTTTAACGAGATTTACGCTGCTTTAGGTAATAGTTCTAATGTTCTAACTGATATAATAGATAGTGCAGGTCTTCTTGACGTTAGCTCTGGTGCTAACAAAATAGTATTTTACTATGCAGCTTTGGGTGATTTACCCAGTGCAAGTACATATCATGGAGCAGTAGCTCATGTCCATGCGACAGGGGGCTTATACTTTGCACATGGAGGGAAGTGGTTAAGGTTAAATGATGAAACATCAGGGCCTGTTACTAAGTATACAACTGGAGTAGTAGGATCTTCTGCTTACACGTTTACAGGGCCAGGAGCTACTGCTGGTAACAATCCGAACTTTACTTTTTATAGAGGACATACATACCTCATAGATAATTCAGCTCACGTAGGCAGTCACCCTTTAAAAATAAGACAATCTGCTGGTGGGGCTGATTTTACCACAGGTGTTACAGAAAACTTTAACTCTACTAATGGATTAACACAGTTTATTGTACCACATGAACCTTCTGATACATCTTTAGTGTATCAATGTAGCAGTCATGGTAGTATGGTAGGAAATATAACGATAGGCTAATATATGGATTATGCAGCTTTAAAAACTAATATACAGGATATTGTAGAGAACACCTTTACAACTGACCAGCTTAATTTGTTTATACAACAAGCTGAACAGAAGATATATAATCTTGTACAGTTTCCAGCGATTAGAAAGAATGTAAGCGGTAATCTAAGTCTTGGTAACAAGTTTATGGGTCTTCCTACAGACTTCTTATATAGTTATAGCCTTGCAATAAAAAATGGAAGTAACTATAATTATCTGTTACAAAAAGATGTTAATTTTATAAGAGAGGCATATCCTGATGATACAGCACAAGGCGTACCACAACACTATGCTTATTTTGATGATGACTACATATTGTTAGGGCCAACTCCTAACGCTGCATTTTACGTAGAATTACATTATGGTCATTATCCAGAGTCTATAGTTACAGCAGGTACTACACCTTGGCTAGGAACAGATTTTGATAGTGCCTTACTAAATGGGGCGTTAATGGAAGCTGCTAGATTCATGAAGTCAGAACAAGATGTTGTAGCTATGTATGAAAAAGAATATGTACAATCAATTAAGCTATTACAAAATCTCGGAGATGGTAAGTTAAGAAAAGACGCTTATCGCAACGGGCAATATAACCAAAGAAAATAAGGAGAACACATGCTTACTGGCGAAATTAAAATGTCTAATGATTTTAAGGTGGAGGTACAAACCACCAATAATAGAGGGTTTACACCAGAGGAGATTGCTGAAAGATGTGTAGGTCATGTTATAAGTATATCAGAAACTGCACACCCAACAATACGAGAGCAAGCGTTAGAATATAAAGAAAATCTAACAAAACTCTTAGCACATTATATGAAAGAGGCTGTCCAAAGCGATAGAACTACTGTATATAATGCAATAATGGATGCTGGACATCCCCAACTGGCTGAATTGATAAGGAGATTGTAATATGGCCTTCAGTGGAAACTTTTTGTGTACCTCTTTCAAGATAGAATTGTTAAAGGGAACACACGACTTTACAGCAGCAAGTAACAAATACAAACTTGCTATGTTTACAAATAGTGCTGTTCCATCCGATATGGGTGGTAGTGGCTCAACAATGAATGCAAGTGTAGTTAACTATGCAACTAACAATGAAGTATCTGGTACAGGATATAGTGCTGGTGGTAACTTCTTAACAAGTATTACACCAAGTAACCCTGGTAGTGGAACAACAGCAACTACAAGTTTTTCTAACTTAGTTTTTCCTACAGTTACAATAACAAACGCTAGAGGAGCTGTTATTTATAATACTACGGCTTCTAATAAGGCTGTTTGTGTATTGGACTTTGGAGCTGATAAAGCAGCTACTGCTGGTGACTTCACTATTGTATTTCCTACTAACAATGCGAGTAATGCTATAATTAGGATTGCTTAATGACTTTGGTTTTAAAGGATAGGGTCAAACAAACAAGTACGAGTGGGCATAGCGGTGCAAGTGATGGCTATGTTATGGATGCTTCTGGTACTTTTACTGGATTTCTAACCTTTCAAAACTTAGTTTCAGCTGGTGACTTAAGTAATGGAGATACTACCTTTTATTGTGCTACTTTGGCTAGTAACTTTGAGGTAGGTATTGGTACATGGAATAATAGTGCTTCTAGATTAGATAGGACTACTATTCTTGCTAGTACAAATAGTAATAATGCTGTTAACTGGGCTTCTGGGGCAAAAACAGTATTTATAACATATCCAGCTGGGCAGTCAGCAACTATAGGAGATGCAGTATCTATGGCAGTAGCATTGGGATGATATCATGGCAAACACATTTAAAAATAAGACTGTAACAGGTATAGGTACATCAGCCAACTCTGTATATACAGCAGGTTCTGGTGTTACAGCAACTATAATAGGTCTTACATGTGCGAATATAACTACTAGTGACTGTAATGTTAGCGTTCAGGTAACTGATACAAGTGCCAGCGTTACAAGTCACGTAGTTAAAAACGCTCCTGTGCCTACAGAGGGAAGTTTAATAGTAGCGGGAGGAAACCAAAAAATAGTTCTAGAAACAGGTGACATATTGAAAGTAACAGCATCTGCAGCAAGTTCTATTGACGTAATGTTAAGTATATTGGAGCAAACATAATGGGATATATAGGCAATTCAAATCCAAGTGTAACAAATCTAGGTGGGGATATTGATGTTAATGGGCATACTATAAAAAGCTCCAATAATGGCAATATTGCTATAACACCTAATGGTAGTGGTGTAGTTGTAATAGACGGACTAAATTATCCAGTAGCTGACGGTTCAAATGGTCAGGTCTTAACAACTAATGGTAGCGGTACTCTAAGTTTTTCAACAGTTTCAACAGGTACTATAACCTTCTCAGGAGATACTATTACTGGTTCTGGAACCACTGTAACTATTGATGATGATCTAGTTATTCCTGATAAGATAACTCATTCGGGAGATACCAATACACACATAAGATTTCCTGGTGCAGATACTATCTCATTTGAAACAGGTGGATCAGAAAGACTCCGAATAGCATCGGCTGGACAGATAGGATTAGGTGGCACTAACTACGGGTCAAGTGGACAAGTATTGACTTCTAATGGTTCTGGTTCTGCACCAACATGGCAAACTGCTAGTGGTTTGGCAGGAAACGCCACAGGCTCTATTAGTATGAATGGTTATGAAATTAACTTTGGTGATACTACAGGTACAAGTCCTTCTTCTGCTTACCTTACTTTTGGTAGTAGTAAAGACTTACAGATATTTCATAGTACAACAAATAATATTAATTTTATTAAATCAACAAATTCTAGAGATCTAAAAATTATTGATACTGGTTCAACTGAACAAATTTACTGTCAACAATCTGGTATGGTTCGTTTACGTCACAATGGATCTAATGCCTTAGAAACAACTTCAGGTGGTGGAATCAAGATAGGTAATGCTTACACTTTACCTTCATCTGATGGTACTAATGGGCAGGTTTTACAGACTAACGGTAGTGGTACTTTAAGCTTTGCAACTTCTGGTGGTGGTGGTGGATTGTCTGGAGCAGTAGTTACAATAACTGCAGCAGCTGCACCTTCTAGTCCAGGCTCTGGAGAAGCTAAAATTTACTCATCAAATAGTTCTGGACAGACAGGTATTGCAATTCACTCAGGTAATACTTCAGAAGTATTAAAAGTCTACTATCATACTACTGCTACTCCTGTGATGGCTATTAACAATTCAGGTAATACTGATATTTATGGTTATGTTGCTGCTGCTTATTATGATAAAAGGTCAGGAATGACAGGTGGAAACTTCCAGCCAGCTGCAGGATATGGTGAGGGTTCAGGACTAGAACTTCCAGGTGCTATTATTATGACAGGAAGTTCAACTTACTCTCAATATGGAAAACCTATTAAAATGTATGGTGGATCTAACGCTTACATTAATGTTCGTGCTTCCACCTCTATATCAGCAAACACAAACTTTGACTTTATTCTTCCCCCTGCAGTTGGATCAGCAGGTCAATATTTAAAAACTACAGGATCAGGTGTTACTGAATGGGCAGCTGTAAGTGCAGGTACACCAAACCCTGTTGATATTGCTGACGCATCAAGCGATCAGCCAACGACAAATTGTATTAGAGTTGGCACAGGTCACGATATGAGAATTTTTCATTATAGTGGTAAAAATTATATAAGAATAGCTACAGGTGGATCATTTGGAGGTGGTGGTGACTTTGCAATACAAGATTCTTACGGACAAGTAATGGTAGACTGTATAGCACAAGGTCATGTTAAACTAACTCACAATGGATCTAATAAGTTAACAACAGCATATGGTAACGCTAATTCAATAACATTATCTGGGGTTTATACCTTACCTGGCTCTGATGGATCTTCAGGTCAACAGTTAACGACAAATGGTAGTGGAACTGTAACATTTGCTGCAGCTAGTTCTGACCAGAGGCTAAAGAAAGACGTATCTGCAAATGATATGGGTTTAAGTTTTATTAATGAACTAGATACTAAGGTATATACATTCAAAAGCTATAAAGAGTTAGATGCGAGTGATTCTCAATTATCTCATTTAAAACCACAAGAATATACTAAAGATGGAGATGAAAGCACTCCTGATTCTGTAAAAAATGAAACTGAAGATGATATTCCCTATAATTTATCTACAAAAAAAGGTGAGCAAAGAGGTCTTATTGCTCAAGAAGTTAAAGCTTCCTTAGATAAATTAGGTATTAAAAACTTTAAAGGTTGGGGTGAAGACAAACATGGCGTTCAGGAAATACATCTTGAAGAATTTGTTGTACCTTTAATTAAAGCAGTTCAAGAATTGTCTAAAAGAGTAGAAGAGCTAGAAAAGGGATAAAAAATGGCAACATGGAAAGTAATTAGCACAACGCAAGATAATAAAGGTAGTTCTGGTGACAATCAAATTATAAGTGTAGAATTTAAAGTTGGTCATACAGTTAGTGGCTTAACAGGTTGGGTTGGATTTGAAGTTAACCTTCCTGACACAGAAGGTTCTTTTACTGCTATAGATGATGTTACTGAAAGCCAAGTAATTAAATGGGTGAAAGCAGAATTAACAGGTGCAGCTCCTACTTATATTTCTGTTGCAGAATGCGAAAAAAGAGCAAAAGAAGAGTATGACAAAATTAAAGCAGAAGTGGACAAAGAAGCTGCAGCTGCAAGTCAGAATATAAAGGCATGGTAAAAATGACGGAGGTTGAATAGCCTTCTTAGATTAGGTTAGAACATGTTTGGTAGTAATACTTTTTCAGAAGTAGCATTTTCCGATTCGGGTGTTATACAATCAGTTAGTGTAAATGTTAGTGTTACTGCCCCATCAGCAGCTACAGCATCAGTAGGTAGCGTAACCGTACCTTCTATTAGTGGTTCTGTAACTGTAACAGGAGTAGTTGGCACTACTGCTATTGGTGCTATTAGTACGTCTGGTGATGCAAATACATCTGTAACAGGTGTACAAAGCACTTCTTCTCTTGGTAATATATTTGATACTCTTGGTAGTGTTTCTGGAACAGCATCAGTTGGTCAAACTTTTGAATCCTTAAATACCATCACTGAATCTACTGCTAGTGTAGGAAACGTATTTACTACCTTACAGGGGTTACAAGCAAATACTGCCACTGCACAAGTATTAATAACAATAGACTTTAATACAAACATAACTGCTCCAGCTCCAGCAGTTGCATCTGTTGGTAACACGTTTGAGACAGAAGATGGTATGGTGGGAACCACTGCCATCAATGGCGTAACTACTAAGGTTGACTTAACACAACAAGTTAATGGGTTAGAAGCTACCGCTAGTTTAGGAAATATCTTTAGTACATTAAATACTCCGACACTATTCACATCTTCTGTTGGTGAAGTATTTGAAACTCAAAATACAATAGATGGAATGGTATCAAGTCTGGGTAATACTTTTGAAACCCAGAATACAGCAGGTTTGGCAACAGGATTAGTAGGTTCAATACAAGAAATAATTATTGAGGGTAGTGTAAATATACAAGCCCCAAGTGCAGCAACTGCATCTGTAGGTAACGTATTTAGTACACAAAATACCCCTGCAAATCTTAATACAGCAGTCGGTGATCCTTTCTATACAGAAAATACTCCTACAGAATTTGTAAGTAGTGTAGGTGAAGTTGATATAAAAGTATCTGTCACCATTAATTTACAAGCTCCAAGTGCAGCAACTGCATCTGTAGGTAACACGTTTGAAACTCAAAACACACCTGCTGAATTTACTACTGCGGTAGGAAATACCTTTGAAACACAAGATAGTTTTGAAATTGATTCTACTGTAGGTAATGTATTTGAAACACAAAATGGCTTGCAAGGTACTACAGGAACACCTAATGGTGTAGTAATATCCCTTGCTATTACTGTTAATATAACTGCTCCAGCTGCAGCTGTAGGTTCCGCAGGAACTATACAACAAGTAATTGGACATGCGAATGTAACACTAACAACCACACCTGAAATGGTAGGAAGTACATTTTCTGTACTAGTATGGGGAGAACTTGTTCCAGATCAAGATCCAAACTATACTCCAATAGAACCTGTACAAAATCCAAATTTTGAAGTAGTATCCAAATTACAGGATCCATCTTGGAAAGATATAGCAGCATAGAGGTAATATATGTCTACTTATGATAACAATTTAAGGCTAGAAGAAATAGCAACAGGCACTGCGTCAGGCACGTGGGGTGATAAAACAAATACAAACTTAGAACTGATAGCAGAAGCTTTCGGTAAGAAGGATGAAGCTATTGCTACAAATGCCACAGCACATAATACAATTATACAAAATGCTACAGCATCTGCAGGTAGGTCATTATATCTAAGATACACTGGTTCGTTAAATGCTCAATGTACTGTGACTATGACAAATAGTAATAGTGATTTTACTATATCAAAAATGTGGTTCATAGAGAATGCAACATCAGGTGGACAAAGTTTAGTTATAAAATCAGGAAATGGTACAACTGTAACTGTTCCTAATGGGCAAGTAAAAATAGTTTATAGTGATGGAACTGGAGCTTCTGGTAATGTAAAAGATGCTCTTTCTAATTTTAGTATAGATGGTTCTTTTGCTGTAACAGGAACTACTCCTACTTTGACTATAGGAGATGGAGGAGCAGAAGATACTAAATTATTATTTGATGGAGATGCTAAAAACTATCATTTTGGTTTAAAAGATTCTACTGATGCTCTTCATATAGGGCAGGGAACAGCTTTAGGAACTACTCCAGTTATTACTGTATCTCAACATGGCCAGATGAATTTTAGGAATGTAACAGATACACAGACTTATACTTTAACTTTAGAGTCTAATAAAACTGCCATAGCAAATACTAATGAGTTTGTTAAGATTGACATGAAAAATGTCAATATATCTGCAGGTGGTGCATCAACTTCTGTTTCGGCTGCAATAGCTGCAACTGCTGAAGGAACATTTACTAATGGTGCTAATGCTACAAGTCTTGTATTTAAAACAGGTAAAACTGGAACTGCCACAGAGAAAGTTAGATTTTCATCTGATGGAGCTATTGGTATTGGTGGAACAAACTACGGTAATTCTGGACAAGTATTAACTTCTGGTGGAGCAACTGCAGCTCCTACTTGGACTACCCCTGCATCTTCTGGCATAGCTTTATCTGATTTATCTGTAATAGGTGCTCCAGCTAGTGGTGGTGGTGGCTTGACTTATAATAATGGTACTGGTGTTTTTGCTTTTTCTCCTGCTGTTCCTGGCATAGCTTTAGCTGATCTATCAGTAACTACAAATTCAGCTAGTGGTAATGGTAATTTATCTTATAATAATGGCACTGGTGCTTTTTCTTTTACCCCTGCACAAGGTATCAATAATATATCAGTAACTACAAATTCAGCTAGTGGTAATGGATCTTTATCTTATAACAGTGGTACAGGCCAACTTACATTTACTCCTGCAGACGTTTCAAGTGGTGGTGGCGGAGGTATAGCTTTATCTGATTTATCTGTAGTCACAGGTGGGGCATCTAACGATGGTGCTTTAAGTTATAATAGTGGTAATGGTGTTTTTACATTTAATCCAGCTAATGTCCGATCCAGAGTGTCTGTTAGTAATGCAGGTGCAAGTGGTAGTGGTTCTTTAAATTATAATAGTGGTAATGGTGTTTTTACATATTATCCTCCTGATCTATCTTCATATTTGACCACATCTAGTGGAGCAAATGCAAGATCTGCTTATGTTAATGGAGCTCCTGCAACCAATACTGCTTGGAATGTAGTTGGTACATATATTTGGGCATCTGGCACGATAGGAAACACAACTACCGAATACACTAATGGACAAAATGTTAGTGGTGGAAGCATTTATCCAGCAGGAGCGATTTCATACGATACTAGTGGTGGCTCTATGGGTGGTTTGACCCCTAATGCAACTCCTATTGGATCAGGTTCTTGGAAATGTATGGGGCAAATACAAAATAGCGGAGTTTCTGCTGGTGGAAATTATATGCAACACAGGCATAGTTTATGGTTAAGGATAAGTTAAAATGATAGAAATTAAAGAACACAGAAATGCAAAATATATTAGTGAAAAAATTATTGATTGTGAAATAAACCACCCTAATCATGGATGGATACCTTTCGCATGTAATCCTGATGATACTGGGTCTGATGTTGATATAGATAAACTTTATACAAGTTTAAAAGCATCAAATCCTACCGCATATACTCCACCGACAGAAGAAGAAATAAATGAACAGAAGGCTATTGAAATTCGTATGCAAAGAGATAGTTTGTTGAGAAGAGATGTAGATCCGCTAGTCACAAATCCTTTGAGATGGGATAGCTTGTCAACCGAAGTTCAAAACAAAGTAAAAACTTATCGAAATGCCTTGTTGGATATTCCAGAACAAACTGCTTTTCCAACTAGTGTTTCGTTTCCAAAGAAAGATTTTTAAATGAGTGATGATTTAAGAACCGAATTTGAAGTACATAAAGCTGTCAGTGAGGAGCGTTGGACAGTTATATTAGGTCGTGTAAAAAGACTAGAAATGATACTTATAGGGGCGAGTGGTACTACAATAGTGTTATTAATATCACTAGTAATGAGAGCATGAGGTATGGTTCTAAGCGATATAGTAACTGGTATCCAACTTGTAAAACAAAGTGTGGATTTTATAAAGTCAAGTATAAGCACGGCAAACGATATAAATGATATTGTAGGTGCTATAGATGACCTACTAGA